TTCATCTTTGTCCAATTACGCATTGATTCAAGTGGTATGCCTTTACCTGGCTTTCTACCATTTTGCACATAGTCACCCGTTTTGTTCATGGTGATGCCCAATGTCATTCCGTTTGGATTGGGTTGAATAGAGTTCACCAATTGGCCACTTGCCACATAGTTTCCACGGAATGTCTTTTTGGTAACTGAAATGGGTGTCCAACCTTCACCAACCTTTTTCCATTTGGCACGGATGGATGTGCGCGGTCTTTTTACCTCCAACATCATACGGGCAGCAACTGCCCATTTATTGGAATACTCCGCAACAACGGCTTCGCTATTCTTAAACGCAATCGCCATCAGTCACCCATGGGTTAATCAGTTCAATTCCAACTGTGATTTGATAACCACCCAATACCGTGTCCATTGTTTCCACAAATGGTTGAAAAGTAATCGGGCGAATGTATTGCACTTGGTTGTAATAATTCTGTTCGGTGCGCCACAAACCTTTTGAAAACCTCACATACAAATCTTGAAGGATGTGTCCGTAGTTTTGGTTTTCGGTGTACCCATACTCCGAATACTCGGTGATCAAGTTTTCTTGTTCGTTTTCCGTTTTCAGGAAGTTCACACGATCCGCCACCATTACATTCATTTGAATGGTTGCCACTTGGTCTGTCAATGCCACAGATTGAATCGAACAATGCATCAATGGGAATACCAAAAACGCCTTGAAATCAAGTTCGGTCAATGTACCATGTGAATAATTCCAACCTTCTTCGGTTGCAATGTCCTTCATCAACTCAAATGCCGTGCCTATGTGATTATTGTTCATTTTTTTCTAATTGCTTTTTGTTCCATCTTCGCAATGTCACTTTCGTAAGCGGTCCACATGAGAGCGGTCTGAATGGGCTTTGTATACACATTGTCAAGGTTGAGGAAATTTCGGTTAGCAAGTCGGTAGACCATTCCAAACCATCCCCATTTTTTGGTAAGGCGTATTTCATCGCCACTTCCCCCCTCCTCACCATCCGCAAATACTTCTGGAAAGAATTCAATAAGTCGATTCCTAAACTCCAAAAAAAAAGCATCGCACCAAATGCAGTGTTCGCGTCTATGTCCTTAAATGCGGAATTCAGGTCGGCATTGTAGGCCATGATTTCATACCTTCCATTCTGTCCTTTTTTGGTAATGGGGCGATACAAAACCGACAACACTTTCCAAAGGTCGTTTGGTTCTTTGCAGTAATTTTCGATGTCAATGAATTCACCCGTTGTGAGTTCGTCAAAGTTTGGGATGAATCCGTATTCAATGCCTTTGTACTCGAACCTGGGTGTGAATGTTGGTTTAGATTCCAACATGGTTGTGATTTTTTCCACACAGTATTTCAGTGTGTCAAATGGCATATTCTTAACCTCCGACATGGTCAAGTCACAAAAGATTGCCACCGCTTCCAACTGCCTTGATACATCATCCATTTCGGGTTTTAACCCGTTGTATGTTATCATTTGATGCAACTTTACATCACGCAGTTCGGTAGGTACAATTATCTTTTTGTTTTCAATCATATACTAATAAAACGAAGAAATTCCCGAATGTTTACGGGAATCTTTCGTGAAGGATGGTGTGAACCCTTGCATGGTATCTTTGGACTTCTTTGTCCGTCTGTAAAATATCCCCAAATTCACGCACCGATGAAATGATGGTGGAGTGATCCCGCCCACAGATTAGCCCTATTTCTTCGTATGTCATTTCCAACCGCTTTCTGCAAATGTGGTTGAACATGTGACGGGCATACAATGGCCTTCGTTTTCTTGACCTTGTTATCACTGTGTCGGGTGTAAGGTCGTAAACTTCACAGATTGCCCGTAACACTTCACGCCATGGGGTTGGCTCTAAATTGATATCGGTTTTGGGTTGGACAATTTCACGCTTCAACGCACGAACTAAATTATCGTAGTCCGATTTCTGTTCAATCATCTGCAACCGCATCCGTCTGATTTCTTGTTTGAGGTTATGCACCTCTTGGTATTGTGTTGTCATTTGTAGTTTATTTTACATAAAAAGCACCGATAATTCCCCTTGGATTTGTTGAATGTAACTTTTGCAAGTCGGTTACATTTGGGGCATCTTGGATGGTCAATAATGACAATTGAATCATACACCGATTGCCAATAGTCCTGACCTTGTGGGCTTGCATCCCATTTGAACGCATCCAATAACATATCTTGGATGGTGTTGTACTTTTGTACCTTTTTGTCATCATCAACCAGTTTGATGAATTCTTCATACATTGGCAATGCCTTTGCCTTTGTTCTTAATTCGTTTGAATACCGATAATCTTTTATTTCCATTTGTCAAAATAATTTTGTTTGTGTTGTTGGTTGATAACTTGCATCATATCTTATGTTGTCCCCTTTTGGGTATGGTTCAATTTTATAAGGCAACTCAACGCTCATTTGTTTTCTTTGGTATTTGTTTCCGATAAAATAAAAGTATCTGTGTTTTTGTGGTCTTTCTTTCATGTACAACCGATCACCAAATTTTTCCCTCAACCATTCAACGCGGTTTTCTTGCCCCCTTGACATATCAAATACACTTGCCCCATGCAGATGTTCCATGCCTTTAATCATGTAATCCATGAACTTTACAGATAAGCCCGTATAAATCCAATTCGTTGCTTGATAAATGTATCCTTGATGGTTGTGTGATGTATCTGCATAAGATACCAACACGCATGGGTTTGGCATCATCTTAATTGTTTTGGAAACAAAAAAACTTAATGTGTTTTTTGGAACGCCTTCATTGATAACTAATCTATTTAGTTCATACAATTTGAACGATGGTATTGATTCCCTTAACGGGCTACTCGCGGGGGTCCCGTAACTGCATACGCCAATCAACAAATTGTCATTATACAATCCAAAACAAAACTCTATCGGTGGGATTCTTTTTGCATAGTGCTTTTTCAAAAACCACTCTTTGCAATCTTGGTAATCAATTGATTTTACTTCCATGTTATTTGTCAATGCGAATATAGTTAATCCACACGAAATAAACAATTTTAAGGCAAAAAAAAGGGGCATTTAGCCCCATTTAATTGAATAGAATAATTTTATTTTAATGATTTGATTTTTGCCATTTCAGCATTTGCGGTTTTGATTCTGCTTTCCGCTTGTTTTTTTCTAAATGATAAAAACGCAATTGCACCTTTGTCACCAAGTTCTTTGGCAGGGGCTTCATATTTTGCAATCAAATTGATAATTTGTTGAGCGTTTTCAATTACATCTTGGGTAGATTTTATGAGTTGCGTTTTGCCAACACTTTGTGCTTGATACAAAGCATCAAACTTTTTGTCCAATGCCATTATATCGTCTACCGCTGATAAATCAATTTTGTATCCAGTTAATCTCATACACATAAAACTGTAAAATTGATATCTGTTGTGTTTTTATGTTATTAATGGTGATTAAGAAATCATTTCAACATTGTGTTTATTTGATTTGCTCATATAGTACAATCTACCATATTTAGGATGTTTTTGATCACCCGCATAGGTTGCTAATTGCCCGTAATCTGATTGTTCAATAACATAACACCAAATTGTTGTGAACTTGCCTGACTTGCTTTGCTCTGTTCTGTGAACCATGATAATTCCAGTTGTCCTACGATCACCGCTTTCGATAAAGCATACATCACCACGGTTTAATTCTGTTACATTCTTGTACTGAACTTCGATAATTTCGTTTGTGTTTTTCATGTTGTTTGTCATATTGTTCAACAAATATACACCCATTATTTGTAATTCCAAATATAAAATGAAAAAAAAGTAAAAAAAATTATCGGATGTCGTATTGGCCGTATGATGATTTGATTCCAAGTGCCATCATCTCGAAGTACCTCCAACTGTCAATTCCGTGATCCGTTCCCGTTGGTGTGTTCATTGTACGCCCTTGGGAATCAGTATCCCAACAATAGTTGCGCAGTTCTTTAATTAGGTTTGTTGATGTGGATGTAACCAAATACGATTGGGATTGCATGATTTGGATTCCGTAGTTGATTGAATCCTTTCCCTTGGTTACGCCCTTGATTCTAATTCCGTATCTCCGTATTTCATCAATTGACTTTGGTTCTGCACTATCCGCATACACTGGCACAAAGTTGGGTAATGCCTTTGCAATGTCCGAATTAAGCATTCCCGTGCGATATGCGACCTCATCAACGATTCGTTGGCCATTGTACTCATATACGGCCACTATTGCCGTAGGGTCGTTTGTATAACCGAAATCCACACCACAACCAAGTAACCTTGCATCTTCGGGAATCTTATCGATGGTTTGCCAATTGGTGAAGATAACCCCTTGAAGGTTTCCAATCTCACCAAGCCCATATACTTTCCACCAATTACGCCAATAGTTGCTTGTTTCTGCCCTATCCCGTGCCTTTTCAATTTCTGCCACAATGGATTTGTCCAACGCTTCATTGTCTTTGTAGGTTAGTACAATCATTTCCGCATCAGGGTCGTTTACCAATTCGCTATCCACCCAAAACTCCGCCA